GCAAGCCCCAGGCGCGGAGGGTCAACTGCCCTTGATCGACGGAATTGCCGATATTGATGGTCGCAGAGCACCGCACGCCGGAGAACTTTACGGTGTTGAAGCCGGACTCGCCGAAGGCGCCCTCGCCGAGGTGTAGCGTCACGTCTAAGCGGCGTTTGACGAAGCTCATTGCTAGTGGCTTCCGGACGCCGACATTGGATCACACTCAGCCAACCGCTTGACCAGACGAATATCGAACGCCCCGCGCACGATCGCGCCAAAGCGTGGGTCGGACGGTTGGTTCAGCCAATCCATCGCAGCCTCCAAGGATGGCATGTCCTCATCGTTACAAATGCTGACAAGAGGTTCGCCGCGGGCCATGCGGTCTCCGATCCTTTTTCCAAGTTCCGGACTGAACAGGATCGGCTTGGGCGGCATATCGCAATTCCTCAATAAGATTAGAACCTACAATACAGATCCAATTACCTCATATCATGCTGCTTCATATCTCACCAACTAGAAGACAGAGATTCCCAAGGGCGGGACGGGCGAGATATCTCAGCTAGGAATTCATCGCTGAACACTAGAGGTCGATTGGTCTCGGCGAATAAGATCATCACACTATCGGCGAGGTTCGGTGATTTTGTGCCGTCGGGGGCCTTGTCGATCACGACTTTCCCGACCGTGTTGATTGAGTACGTCGGCTGCGACAGCTCGCCGCAAAGCCGGGCGAGGTTGCTGCACCCGGACGAGAGCGAGATGATATCGTCCGGATCGAAGTCGGCGCCGGCTGTGACAGCACGGAAGGTCGTCTGGAATCGCTTGCGGAGATTGAACCAGCCCTGCGCCTTCCGGTTCGCGAAATAATCCTTGTTCTTGCGGCCGGGCACGTCCTCACTCTCGGGGCGATAGACCGCCTCAGAGCCGCGGAAGGCATTGACCCATATCTCGGTGCGTTGTTCGCTGGAGCGCTGTTCGTTGACGACTCTCGCGTCCCCGCGCACGCCGGCACCGAGGCCGTCGGCGTCATACTGGAATTCCTCGAGGTCATGTTCGTCGCAGAGTCCGAAGGCTCGCTGAACCGTGCCGAAGATGTCCGAGCCCTTGCCGCTCCATTCCTCGACGTCGAGCAGCAGAACGCCGAGACCGATCGCGAACGCGTTCTTGTCCTTGCCCTCATCGGCGACGTCCAGTGCGCCGCGCCGCGATCCCGTCGGCTCAATGAAGAGCCTTTCGTGCGCATCGATCGCCGCCTGCACCCACGCGCTCGGGATGAGGATGCCTTCGACAGAAGCGGAGTAGTCGATATCGATTTCTTGGGCCACCGTAACCGGATCGAGTTCGGCGACCTGCTTCTGATACCAGGCGTCGTCCTTCCGGGGATCATCTCTCCAATGAAACCGGAAGACCGGGATGCGTCCGCTGTGAACCTTCTCCGCGAAGGGATTAGCCCGGCCATTCGGCGTGCTGATATCCTGCCGGCAGTTCGTCGTCTGGGAAAGCGAGGCGTCCACCAGCGTGGGTCGCTCCAGGAAGGCAGCCTCGTCGACGAAATAGATCGAGGCCCGATCGCCGCGGCCGATGTTGTCGCCCGCTTCGCCGGTGATCGTGCTGCCGGTTTCGGGGAAGTTGAGGCGTAGGAGTGGGGCGTGCAGCCGGGCATCCCAGCCGCCGCGAAATATCCGGGGCAGCTCGGCCATGAAGAGGCGGCCCTTGTGGAAGATCGACTTGGGATCGCCGAGCTTGTCGACATATTCCTGCTTCCGAGATCCGAAGCCGATCGCAAGGCCGGGGTGGAAGAGGCACATGGTGCACGACAGGGCGATCGCCAGCCACGTGACGCCGCTATCGCGGGACTTCTCGGTGGCACCGGGCTCGCCCGCCCGCCAGCGCTCGACAATCCAGTTGATCCATTCGATCTGCTTGGGGAAGAGGATGAACGGCATGCGCGACGGCAGGCCACGCTCGACGTTCCGAGGGTCGACAGTGCAGCCCCAGTCCAGGATGAACTGCGCGGGGTTGTCGCGGTAGTAGGCGTGCAAGGCTGGGATCAGTTCGGGCCGCGCACGCAGCCGATCGAGGACCCGCATCCGGTCGCGGAACACAGCAGCGTAATCCGGCTGGCGCCAGTCGAAGCTCGGCATGTCGATGACCGGCGCGGTGGCCATCAGAACTCCTTCGCCAATCGATAGGCTTCGGCCGGGTCAAGGGTTGCGTTCACCTCGACAGGGCCGCCGGTCGGGCTGCTCAGGCCAAGTTGGTCCCGGAATGCCTGCACGTTGACATGCTTGCCGATCAGTTCGATCCACCGATTGCGGTCGGCGAGCTTCACCTTGCGGACGACGGCGATCACCTTGCCGGTCTCGTCGCGCTCTTCGCCAGCTTCGATGCCAGCGACGAGTCCCCCGGTCCGCCAGATGGCGGGCCACTCGCGGATCGGGCGGAGCCGGCCGCTATCGTCGTAGATGTCGGCGATGTCCGCGCCTTCCTTTTCGACCATACGGTTGAGCACCCAATCGGCATCGACCTTGGTGCGGTCCGAGCGGGCGGCCTGGGCGGCACGAAGGGCCGCAGCGACGCTAACTTTCGCTAACAGGCGTGCGCCTTGCTCATTCGCAGTCCTCGCGCTGTAGCCGGCACGCACGGCGGCCTGCGTGGCATTGAGGTCGATGAGATACTCGTCGACGAACCGCTGCTGTCGAGGTGTGAGGGACGACCGCATGGCCATGGTCAAGCCTCATTCTCGCCAGTACCCTGGGCGGAGCCATAGCGCTCCCGGTACATCCGCTCGATGTCTGCTTCGCCCTCGACATGGGGATAGAGGCGCCGCCTGCGATATCGATCGGCGAAGGTTCCATCCGGCAGCTTGGCTGGTAGGTGCCGGTAAAGCTCAAGGTCGGCCTTGGCCGTTTCCGGGGTCCACGGAATGATCTCATGCCCGCGTCCCTCGGTTCGAACGATCGCGTTGTTTTTCCGCTCGTCTACCGCCCACGCCGCTTTGATCACGAAGCTCTCGTGATCGCCGCCTCGGATCCAATCGATGACGGTTTCCCGATCCGGCATGTCGCCGTCTTCGCAAATCGAGGTGAGAATTTCGCCATTGGCCACGCGAGCGCAGATCCGCAGGCAAAGATCGTCGGTGTAGTTGATGGGTCGGGTCACAGGTCGTCGTCCTCTGGCCAATGCTCGTCGTTGAAGGGATCGCGAGCGGTCAAAATATCGGCGGGCGCCACGGGAGGGCGAGCGGGACAGGGCGGGACACACCCCTTTAGGGGTGTCCCGGTTGTCCCGGCTTGTCCCGGCTGGGCCGATGACGTGTCCCGCCAGCTGTCCCGGCTTGTCCCGGCCTCGTGGGTCCGCCACGCGTAGTCATTCCAAACCCTAACAATTCCAAGGTCTTGGAGCTTCTCCTTGGCGCGATTGAAGGCGCGTTTTTCAGTGTCCCGCTTGTTGTCCCGGCTTGTCCCGGCAGCCGAAATGCATTTGTCCCGCCACGTCTCGAAGCGAACGACTTTTCCGACCTTCAGGAGGTTGATTTCGGTGGCCGGAATGTCGGTCGGGGGAGCAAATCCGAACGCCTCGCATGTCTCGTCCAAGGTGCGCAAAGCAGCCTTCGCGCTCTCCGGAATCCGGCGTCTGGGCTGCGCGTCCAGCGGCAGATCGTTCGCGTCGACATCAGCCGGAACGAGAATGCAGGACGTGACTGCCTCGCCATCCTCGTCCTCGCCGAGTTCGACCACCTTGAGTTTGAAGGTCTCGGTCAGGCCGTCCTCGCCGTCCTTCTGCTTCTTCACGCGCATCCGCTTCGTGTCGCCCACGATGTCGACGATGATCAGGGTGTCGATGTTGCCACGAAGGCTGGAATGGCCGCGCGGATCTTCGCTCTCGGCATCCTTTGGGCGGTGGTGCACGGGGATCGTCAGGCACTCGAATCGAGTCGCTACCATCTGGCAGTTGTTAACGTAGGAGACCATGTCGTCGGAGTTCTCCTTGCCCGCGCCGAAGGTTTTGCTGACCGTGTCGATGAAGATCGCCGCTACGGGGACGCCCGCCGTCTCGGTTGCCTGATCGATCGTCGTGATCAGCCGCCTGACGTCAGCGTCGGGGGCCTGCATGTCGATTGGCGTCGATATCAGGATGAACGGGGCGTGCGTGACGCCGTGATGCCGTCTGAAGGCTTCAACGCGATTGCGGAGTCCGGAGACGCCCTCCGCGCAAACATAGACGACAAGTCCGGCCTTCACCTTGCGGCCGCGCCAGTCCCAGCCCAGTGCGATATGCAATGCCCAGTCCAGGCCGAGAAAGGACTTCCCGGTCCCCGGATGACCGTAGATCACGGCGATGCCGATGGCGGGCAGCAGTTTCTTGATGAGCCAGAAACCCACCAGCTGGGCCTGGACGTTCTCGAACCATTCGAACGGCAGCGGCAATGGCAGGTCTCGGCGCGGATCGATTGGCAGGTGACGATCCGTGGCTACGGTCGGCACGAAAGGCTCAGCTTGCTCCAGCCGATCCCGGATGGGCGTGGCGGTCATGCCGAGATCCCCATCAACTCGGCGTTGAAGTCCTTGAAGCCGGGGGCAGGCCGCATGATGCGAACCGTGCGGCCGCTATCGACAAATGCCGCCGCGGCTTTCTGCGCCGCCTTTTCGCCCGGCGGGTCT